AGCTCGGCATGCGGCATCGGCGCGATCCCCGGCAGCCAGGCTGGCGGTGCAGCGGGTGGCGCGATCGGCGACCTGCTGGGCGGCAACTGGTCGGGGCTCGGTGACGACCTCAAGAGCCAGCTCAGCCAGGCGATCAACACCAGCCCGTTGGCGATCGGCGGCGGAGGCGGTCCGATGCCAATGGGCATGGCCGGTGGCATGAGCGCCATTCCCGGCCTCAAGCGCGGCGGCACGTTCCGGCCGCGCGTGCAGGCGTTCCAGGCTGGCGGGTCGATGCTCTTCCCCGACAGCGGCATCGATCCGGGGCAGGGTGCATCTCCTCCCACTCAAGGCGCTGCTCCGGCGCCGCCGGCGGGCTCCCCTCAGCCCCCGGCGGCACTTCCTCCGCCCGGTCCGGCGATCGACACCCAGCCGAGTTACCCACAGGGTAACCAGGCGTCGGCACCTGTCACCGAGATGCCGACGAACGATGACATCGAGACCGACAAGGCGCGCCGCGAAGACGAGCCGGTCCTGCAGAACAACGTGCTGAGCCACACCGGCGACAACCGCTTCCTCACGCCCATGCCGCAGCGTGGCGACTACCGGCAGGATCCCGAGTACACGACCCTGCAGGCCGCGCGGGACTACATCCAGCAGAACAGCGCGGGGCAGAAGGACACGGTCATCAAGCGCGGCATCTCCATGCTCGACGCCAAGGAGAAGGCGCTGCGCAAGAAGTACGATGACGACTACAAGTCGGGCTACAACACCTGGAAGACGCAGGAAGCGCAGCAGCTGAAGGGCGCTGAAGGTGACCAGCTGAAGTCGGGCACAGCACTCGAGCAGCAATGGTCTGCGATCGGCGACCAGTACAAGACGCAGGTCGACCAGCTGAAGGGCGCCGGCGGCGACAAGGGCGAGGTGAACCGGCTCGCCGATCCGTCGACCTACATGTCGCCCAGCGTCTACAAGAACGGCGTCATGCGCATCGGTCAGCTGAACAACATGCCGACCGAGCAGGCCAACGAGGTGTTCCGGCACCTGGCCGGACCGAACGGCAGCTACAACGGCCGGCAGGGCATCGCCGCGGCGAACTACCGGGTGCTCGGCCGCGACGTGATCGGCAACATCTGGCTGCAGACCGCCGAAGGTAAAGTGCGGGTGCCCGAGAACGTGTACGATCAGATCGTCAGTTCGAGGCAGCAGGCGTACAAGAAGCTGCAGACTTTCGAGCAGGCTCAGAAGACCAAGCCGCCGACCCGCACGATCGGGCAGCGCATCACGGATCAATTTCAATGACGATCGTCCCCGACATCAGCCGGGCGGACTACCTCACCGGCCCAGACCCTGCCGATACTGCGCCTGGTCCCGACACCGATCGCTCGCTCGGCCAGACGATCGGCGATACGGCGATCGACGTCGGCCGCGGTTTCACAGGGGCTGGTCGTACTATCACCACACTCGGCCGTGACATTGCCGGCGAAGGCGGGTTTTGGGAGGAAGCCGACAAGGCCACACGGGCCGCCAACGACTGGCTAGGCCAGCAGAAGTCCGACGTCGGTCGTGCGATCGACACCGGCGAAGCCGGCTGGAGTGACCGACCAGTAGGGCACGTCCTGCACGAGGCTGCGCAGTTCGCGCCCTGGGCGCTGATCGGCACTCTAGCCGCCGCTGCCGCGCCAGAGGTCGCTGTGGGTGGCGTGGCGCTGGGCCCGGTGGCGGCTGAGGCTGGCGTGTGGGGCGCGCTCAGCGACACCCAGTATCGGCAAAGCGTGCGCGACATCGCTGACAACACGCCGCTCGAGCGCCTGAACCAGCTGCCGCAGTTCCAGCAGCTGATGAAGGACAACAACGGCGACGAGAAAGCCGCGCGCAACGAGCTCTACCAGCGCATGAAGTCCTCGCGCGACGAGCTCATCAACGCCGGCATCGGTGCTGGCATGGGTCTGATGGGACCTGCCGGTAAGCTGGCGGGCGGCCGAGTTGGTGCAGCGGCGCTGGATGCTGGCCTGATGGGCACCAGCCTCGGGGCGCAGGGTGGCTTCGGTGAGTACTCTCGCCAGGCCGGCGAGCAGCGGGTGGGCCTCCGCGATCGTATCGATGCGGCGCCGATCATCGACGAGACCCTGAAGTCCGGTCTCACCGGCTCGATCCTGGGCGGTGTGACCGGCGCCTTGCGGGGCGGCCACGGCGCGATCGATACGCGTACGCCGCCGTTAGCGTCTCCCATCCATCCTGATCTCCGGCAGGCGCTGGCGAGCTACGACGAGCCTGCGACCCCTGCTGGCCAGTTCGGGCACCCCGACGTGATGATGCCGGCCGGTCCACCCGATCCGAACGAGCCGAGAGGGCCTGTCACGCCGACGCCGCCACCGCCGCGCGAAGGCATTGTGAACCCGCCCAGCGCGCCGCCACCGCCGGCACCCTACGGCCAGATGGATCTCTTCCGGCCGCCCTACGGGCCGCGCGAGGCCGCTGAAGCGCCATCTGTACCGCCTCCCTCCGTTCCACCGTCAGGCGGTGCAGCTCCCACAGCTCCGCCGGCTCCAACGGGAGAACCGGGTGCGGCGCCCGTGGCAGCCCCGCAAGTTACCCCCGCGGGTAACTCTCCTGCGGCGCGCGCTGCTGCGCGCATTGTTACCCAGCTGGGTAAATTGGGTGGGACCCGCGAGGAGAAGCTGGCTGGCCTCGAGAAGGCCGTGCAGGCGGCCGAGAAGGCTGGCATCACGATCGATGAACACCCCGAGCTCCAGGCCGCGGTGCGCAAGCAGTTGGCCGACATCCAGTCGATCGACAACGAAGGTGCGCGTGTCACCGCCGAAGCAGCGCCGCCAGCGCCTGCCGGTGGCGGCACACCGCCGGTCGAGCCGGCACCAGCCCGTGGTGGCCAGAAGGGCAAGGAGACCGTGGCGCAGGTGCGCCGGCGCAAGCAGGAGCAGGAGAACGCCCAGGCCAGGGAAGAGGCCAACCAGCTACGGCAGCAGGAGCAGGAAGCCGAAGCCGAGCGCCAGGCGGCTCAGCCGACGGCGATCGAGCGCCAGCCCGAGCGGCCGAGCCTGATCGATCCCACGGCGACCTTCGTCGGCCACAACGAAGCTGGCCGGCCGATCTGGCAGCTGCCCAACGGCCGGCGCCAGTATGTCGAGCCGCGCACCGGTGAAGCCGAAGGCGTGCTGCGCGAGGCGGGCCGGATGAGCAAAAACCCGGCGTTCATCGCCACCCAGCGCCCGCGCGTGTTCGACACGCCGGCGACCGAGGAGGTGCGTGCCCAGAGCGTCGCTGCGCACCAGACCCTGCAGCGCAACATCGAGCGGTTGCGATCGCAGACCGAGAAGGCGGCCAAGAAGGTCCACTGGGAAAACATCAAGGAGAACGTCGAAGACCTGCTCGAGGGCCGCTCCCAGCTGGATACCAACGATCGTGCCAAGCTCAGTGAGAGCGGTCAGAGGGCCTTCGATCGCGTGGCCGATCGCATCGAGCGCAACCGCGCGGCGCGCGCCACGATCGAGGAGCATGTCGCTAGCACGCGCGACAACATGGATGACCTCGCGGAGGACGTGAACAACGACCGCGAGATGAGCTTCGAGCATCGTGTCAGCAAACTGCGCGAGATGGTCGACCGGCTGCGCCAGCTGCAGGGCAACGGCCGCATGCTCTACAACTACCTGGCCGACAGCATTCGCAAAGAGCAGGGCCGCGAGCCGTACTTCGAGACCGAGTTTGGCCGCCCGCGCGCCGGCCAGGGGCTGTGGCACAACTTCCTGGCCCGTGCCGCCACCGTGCAGGGCAACACTGAGCGCCTGCTGCGCGAGATCGGTGCCGATCCCGACAAGCCGGCCAGCGAGCACCAGATCTCGCCGTCGACGTCGACGTCGGCCCTGATGAAGCTGCGCGCCAACGAGATCATGTCGCTCGACAAGCAGGCCCGGCGTGGCGAGAAGGGCATGTCGGAGCGAGCCGAGGAAGCCAGCAGTGTCAATACCGGCATCACCGAGCAGCGCCGCACCTCGACCGGCGAAGTCGAGAAGCTCGCCGCCGAGCAGGCTGCCGAGGACACCAGTGACGTCGTCAAGCGCGAGCTCGGCGAACGCGGCCTCGAGGAAGCCGGCCATGTCCCTGCAGAGGAGTACGAACATGAGGAAGGCGAAGCACCACCGGCTGAGCATCTGTTCGAGGAGGCTTCCGAGCCTGGCGCGTTCACCTGGGAGCCCGAGCGGCAACCTCGTGTGCCGAAGGAGCCCGAGCCGGCACCACCGCCGGTGCGCCAGCTGGAGGGCAAGGAGCTGGCGAAGCGCAAGCGCGAGCTCGAGCGGCGCTGGAAGAAGGAGCGCTATACCAAGCCGGTCCGCCGGCGCCTCGATCCGGAACTGAGCGACGACCACCTCGATGCCTTGCGCAAGAAGGACCCCGAGGCGGCGGGCGCGATCGATCGTGCCCAGAAGAACCCGTTCGACTACACCGCCAATCGCGAGGCGCTCGAAGGCCTGATCCGTGCCGGCGACAAGCTCGAGGACCCGGAAGACCTGAAGCTCGCCGACGGCATCCGCGACTACCTCAAGCAGGTGGTGAGCAACCAGGAGCGCGGCCGGCTGAACGGCCGCGACTCGATCGCGGGCGTCGACGATCGCCTGGCGCGGCTGTGGGACGAGGACCCCGAGCAGTTCCACATGGTGACGACGGCCGGCAAGGTCACCGACATGATCCTGTCGCGCTCTGGCCGCACGCCGAACGAGATGCTGCGCCAGCTGGTGCTGGGCAAGTTCCGCAACCTGATCAAGGACGTGCCGGTGACGGTGCTCGAGGAGCCGGCGTTCCGGAAATACCTCGGCCCGCTGCAGTTCCACCTGCCCGACGGCATCTTCAATCCCGAGACTGGCCATATCGTGATCAACCGTGCCGGCCTCGAGCGCGGGCCGGCGAGCGAGATCTTGGGCCACGAGTTCGTGCACGCAGCGTCGGAAGCGGCATTCCAGCGTGATCCGCAATTCCGTCAGAGCATGCGTGACCTGCTCGGCATCCTGCGCCGCGACGCGATCGATCGCGGCCATGCGAGCATGGAAGACGGCAAGTTCAATGTGCCCGACGAAGTGCTGAGCCGGCGCTATTACGGTCTCACCGACGAGCATGAGCTTCTGGCCGAGGCATGGAACAACCCCGACTTCCAGGACCATCTCGCCAACGTGAACCTGTCGTCCGAGCAGTGGCGCAGCCTCGGCCTCGACCCGTGGGCGCCGCCGGCGCGCCGCAACGTCTGGCGCGCGATGGTCGACACGATCGCCCGCGCGCTGGGCTACGGCCGTGTCAGCCGCACGGCCCTGCAGGCGGCGATGGAGCTCACCAACCGCATCCCGACCGAGCCCGGCGAGTACACCCCGACCCAGGCGATGCGCTTCATCCGCCGCGGCCGTGATGGCGTGCCGGAAGATCCGTCACCGACTAACCGCACGCTGCTCAACAAGGTCCAGGATCTGGTGCCGTCGAGCGCCAGCCGCGGCTGGCTAAAGACCCACTTCTTCACGCAGCTGACCGAGCGTGGCGAAGAAGCGCTCCGGCAGGTGACGCGCCCGGTCTACGACACCGTGGCCAAGATCGGCGAGTACCGCGACAAGGTCATGCAGGACTACAAGGTCGATAAGCTGATGCGTCGGCTCTACGACTACATCGAGCAGCAGGACAAGGACGGCGACTTCAAGCGGTTCATGATCCAGACGACGATGCACGGCGCGCATCCGGACGTCGAGCTTTCGGATCCGAAGAACGCGCACATCTCGCCGACGTCGATGAACGACGAGCAGACCCGCCTGCAGCACCCGCAGATGATGGCCGACTACGATCGCCTCGTGCGCAGCGATCCGCGTGCCGAGGCGCTCTATCACGACTTGCTGGACGCCGGTCGCAAGATGAACGTGCACGACGCCAACGTCGACGCGCTCAACTACTACTTCCAGGGCAACGGCCACTCGCCCGAGCTCTCGGCCGCGCTGACCAAGAGCATGCTCAAGGACCGGATGACCGACGCCGAGCGCGCGCTGGTCGATCAGGCCCAGCAGAGGTACGGCGCGGCGTTCGACGAGATGATGGATCGGGCCAAGAGTACGCCGGACTTCCGCCGCATCGCCGGCCCCTACGTGCCGTTGATGCGCCACGGCAGCCATGTGGTGCGCGGCGACTACGACCTGACCCGGCACGCTGCCGACCATGGCGGCACCCTGCTGGCGAACAAGCGCACGGCGGAGTTCAGCAACGAGGCGGCAGCCCGACGCTACATCAAGGACGTGTCGGACGATCTTGGCATCGCGCAGGGCAACACGCGGCGCGTGGTCTACGACAAGACGAGCGGCGAGCCGGTCGAGATGGACGCCGATGCGCTGGACGATCTCAAGACCACCGACCCGGCGGCTGCGGCCAACCTCGAGCTCCGGCACCAGGTCGACTTCAATCCCGAGCACTTCGAGACGTTCGACCGCAAGGGCGACGCCAGGCGCCGGCTCGACCAGCTGGCCCAGTTCGCCAAGGACAACAACTTGCCTCTCACGATGCGCGGCGGTGTCGAGCGCCTGCGCGATCTCGACCGGCGCGACAAGGCCAGCCCGATCTTCATGAGCGAGGAGCTCGCCCGCATCCGTCGCGACTTCGAGCGCTCGCCGACCTTCCTGAACCTGCCGGAGCAGCGGCAGCGGTCGATGCTGGCGGCGTTCGAGGAGGCGTCAACCCGGTCGAAGATGCGCTCGGCCGCGGCCGCCAGGTTCCTGCCCCGGCAGCTGACCAAGGGAGCCTCGGACAATCTGCTGCGCAACTATGCGGAGTTCTTCACCTCGACCGCCAACTACACGGCTCGTGCCCGTTACCAGACCGAGCTCGAGAACCGCGTCGGCGAGATGGAGCGCTACGTCAAGGACAACCAGACCAGCAAGGGCCACGAGCTCCGCCGCTCGATCGCCGACGAAATTACCCACAGGGTAAATTCGAAGCCGCAGGTGTGGAGCGCCAGCGGGTACACGCCGGAGATCCAGCGACTGCTGGGTCTCAGCTACCTCGACAAGCTGGGCAGCCCCGGCTTCCTCGGCGTCAACATGACCGAGCCGATGATGCTGGGCATCCCGATGATCGGCCAGCGGCACGGTGGGATCCGCACGGCGCTGGCTCTGATGAAGGCCTACAACGAGATCGGCGGCCTGCGCATGCTGGCGCGCGGCGGTGCCGACTTCGGCCGCGCGCTGATCGGTAAAGACATCAAGACAGACTGGATGAAGTTCATCAAGGATAACCTCGGCGACGAGCACGAGCAGGCCTTGATGGACCACATTGCCGAGCGCGGCTGGATGAACAAGAACGCCGAGCAGCAGCTGGACCAGGAGTTCGCGCCAGAGGCGATGCAGCCGACGCCGTTCGGCAAGGCGTTCATCTGGGCCGATCGGTCGTTCCGGCAGCTGAACACTGCGGTCGAGAACCTGAACCGGTCGGTGACGGCAGTGGCGGCCTATCGCCTCGAGCTCAAGAAGAACGGCGGCGATCGCGCGGCCGCCACGCGTTACGCCGAGCAGAAGCTTGCCGAGACGGCCGGCAACTACTCGGCCTATAACGCGCCGCCGATGCTCAACACGCCGCTCGGCAAGATCGCCGGCCAATTCAAGAAGTACCCGATCCGCGTCGCCGGCAACTACATCCGGCTGATGGCGACGGCGATGGACAAGGAGCTCTCCGGCGAGCAGCGCCTCGAGGCGCTGCGCGGCCTGATGCTGGCGACTGTTGCACAGAGCGCCGTCGCCGGCGCGCTGGGCCTGCCGACCGAGCCGCTGAAGTACGCCTTCACGGCCGGCAACATCGCCGGCCTAACACCCAGCTGGGACACCGCCGAGCACGACTTCCGCTCGTTCCTGGCCAAGCATTTCGGTCCGGAGTGGGGCGAGATCCTAAGCCGTGGCCTGCCGCGCTATGCCGGTGTCGACCTCGGCCGACTGGGCCATGACAGCCTGTTCACCTTCGGCACGCCACCATCGAACAAGCCGGCCGATCTGGCGGCAGGTGCGTTCCACCTGGTCGCCGGCGCGCCGGGCGCGCTGATCGCCGACTGGATCGGTGCCACCCAGAACATCGTCAAGGGTGGCCAGCACTGGGCTGCCGGCGCGCACGACCAGGCCGACCAGGCGTGGCTCTCGGCAGCGCGCGACCTGCTGCCGATCAAGACCGGTGCCGACATCATCGACGCCTACCTCCGCGCCACGAAGTCTTCCTTCACCACCATGCCGTCGGGTGCCGAGCGGCAGCCGCGCTACGGGCTGGGCGACCAGATCATCCGCGGTCTCGGCTTTACGCCGGGCTGGGAAGCCGAGGCTGGTGAGGCGCGGCGCTATGCGCAGGCGCAGAAGCAGGTCCAACAGCAGAACCGGCAAGCCGTCGTGAAGGAGTGGGTCAACGCCACGCCGGCCGAGCGCAATGCGCTGTGGGCGCATGTCCAGCAGTGGAACGCCAGCCAGCCGCCGGAGCAGCGGCTGACCCGCTGGGATCTGATCAAGGCCCAGCGCACCCAGGAGAAGGCGAGCCGGCAGCCGGCTGCCGATCTCGGCGTGAAGTTCGGCAAGCGTGACACCTCGGTCCGTCGCGAGTACGACACCTACAACGTCCACTAGGGAGACCACTGATGGCGAAGATGAACATGAAGCAGTTCGAGAAGTCCGGCCTCGACAAGGAACCGAAGGGCGTCAAGGAAGGCTCGGCCGCCGACAAGCGCCTCGACAAGAAGCAGCTAGCTGCGGCCAACGCCGGCAAGGGCGTGCCGGGCTTCCGGCGCGGCGGCAAGCACAGGGGGCGCTGATGGCACGCAACGGTTTCGGCAAGCAGGACAAGGACCGCGTCGGCAAGGAGAAGACCGATCGGCCGCTGCGCAGCGTCGGTGCTGACCCCGGCCTCAGCGCCATGGTCGGCGGTGTCAGCAACAGGAGCTCGGGCTCGGCCACCAAGGGCGGCTCGAAGAAGGGCGGGAAAGCGTTCCCGTTCGGAAAGTCGAAAGGCCGGTAGGCATCTTACCCAGGGGGTAAGTCATGAACTTGATCCTGCTCGTCGCCGTCGTCCTGATCGTGATGGCGCTGATCATGTGGCTGATCTACTACATCCCGCTGCCACCGGGCTCGCCGGTCTTCATCAAGAACATCGCCTACGTGGTGGTGCTCCTGATCGCCATCCTGGTGATCATCGCCAACTCCGGCATGGTGAGGCTCTGATGCCCAAGATCCTCGAGGACCGCCGCAAGGCGATCGCCCGATCGAACCCCAACTTGCCGAAGAGCTCGCAGTTCGCGATCGCGACCGCGGCGCTTCAGCGGGAAGGCAAGCTGCCGAAGAAGGGCAAGACCACACAAGCCATGTGCGGCGGCGGCAAGGTACTTTCGGTGAGGAAGTTCTGATGACCGTAGAGCCGTACCGGCATCACGTCTACAACGCCTACGATCGGAAGTACCAGCAGACCGAGCGATACAAGACGGCTCATCGTGCGCGGATGACCGCGCGGCGTGCCGAGATCAAGAAGCTCGGCAAGAAGGCGTTGGAGGGGATGGACGTCGACCACAAGGATCCGCTCGCGGCCGGTGGTTCCAACAACCCCTCCAACTGGCGGCTCAGGTCGGTGGCGTCGAACCGGGGTGATAAGACTTTCCGTTCACACGCTGGCTATCACCCGCTGCATCTAGCTCGGCATTGAGCAGATCACAGATCTTCCATAGGAAGTCGGGATCGGACCCACGCACCAGCGTGTCGTAGCCTGTGCGCTCGATCCTCCAGTCGGTGGGGCGATCGCGCTTGTTGGGCTCCACTCGATATCGCGTCATGTGTCTCTCCCTACTGGACATAAAGGTCCTGCAACGGACCGTTTGTGCAGTCGTACTCCATGGCCCGGACCTGCCCAGACGGCCGAACCTGGTTCGGCGGCAGGCCCTTGGTCATGACGGCTCGCACCTCTTTGTACCCAGGGAACTTCGCCAGCCCTTTCATGGCGTTGCCGGGCGTAATGTTTCGCTTGCGAAGCCAGTCGTAGAACGTGACGTAGTCGACCCACAGCCGGCGATCAGCGCCCCAGCGTCCTGCCCAGCGGTCACGCATGTAGGGATCCGGCAGGTGGGTGAGATTAGCCACGGCGCGGCCACCGGCGCCGCTCAGCGGGATGGTGTCGGTCAGCAGGATGCGGTGGCGATTGTCGCTGACATAGTCCTCGATGAACCGGCGGAATGTCAGTGGGTTAGTGTAGTCGAGCGTTTCGTTCGCCTTCACATGGCGCAGCTTATTGAGGGTGTGGACCAGGAAGTCGCGCATGCGCGGCATGTCGAATTTAACCAGCCCGAGCTCTTCGGCGATCGTGCCGCCAACCAACACTAACGAGATTGCGCTGGCCCAGAAGCGCTCTTCCGGCTGAACGTTCAGCCGCGGGAACAGGCTAGCTTCGAAATTGACGATCCGGTTCTTCAGCGCTGTTGCGTTTCGCCCGAAGTAGTTGGCGCAGACAACGCCGGCATTGCCGTAGTTGGTGTTGAGCGGCACAAGCAGATTGGTCACCTCTCGAAGCGGCAGGGCATTGGTGATCGGCGGCACTTCGAACTCGAGGATGCGCAGCATTGCTGCCGACGTTTCGTGGTTTACGTTGTTCACATAGTCATGCAGCGACTTGTTGGCCGCGCTGATCATCATCGACTCCCAGGTCGCGCTCTCCATCAGCTTCGATCCGCGTGTGAGGCGCGTGCGCTCGCGACCCTGGCTCAGCAGGTACGGCAGGTTGGCCCACGCCTTGTCGGTCCGTGCATCGGTGTCGCCGCGTGCCTCATCGAAGTAGATCGGCAGGTTGTTGAGCAGGCCGAGCTTGCGCACGACCGAGTTCATGGTGTCGCTCAGCATGGCGCCGGCCTTGGGATGGCCCCACACCGTCTGGGCCAGGGTCATCGCCGTGCTCTTGCCGATGCCCAACAGCGTCGACTAGCACGAGATCATCACGCCGCTGGTGCTGGTGAACGGCATCAGTGGCCCGCAGAAGGCGGTCGCGATGA